AAGTACTATATCTTTGATAAAACTTCTATGACCTACAAATCAGTTCGTCATCCTGTATATAATGCTAATGTTTTGCTGACCTATGGATTAATAATGCTTTTAATAGGTATTGCTATGTTAGCTTTAGGTACTTATCTAGAAAAACAACGTCATCAAGAACCTTCTGAGAAAGAACTTAAAGTTCTCATAGATCGAGTAGATGTTTTTACAAAAGCAAAGTTTATGGATTACTTAACAGAATTAAATGTTAAGTTCCCCAAGATAGTATATGCACAAGCAGTACTTGAAACAGGGAACTTTCAAAGTGAATTGTTTCGTAGTAACATGAACTTGTTTGGTATGAAAGAAGCCACATCAAGGGTTAGTACAAATCATGGTACAAATCTTAATCATGCAGTATATGACCACTGGCGTGAATCTGTATTAGATTATGCTTTATATCAATCAACTTATCTATCTGATCTGAAGACCCCTGAACAGTATTATAACTACTTATTTCAACATTATGCTGAAGATAAAACGTATGTTAGTAAAGTTAAGGAGATTGCAGAATCGATTGAACCGTGAACACATTTGGGATAATCTAAAGACTACTGCTTCTTATGAGGTGGTAGTCTTTAATAAAATCACCAAGAGTTCTACTGTTACTCCTTTTACAGATCTTAAACAAGCTTTCTCATCTATCTATCCTAATTGCAAAACTCAGTACAATCATGAGTTTTACATATTCAGAAAAGATGGAGACCACAAAGATAAATATCTTAAATTCTGTCCATATGAAGCTTAGAGACTGGCAACTACAAGAATTGCAGGAACAAGAGTATCTTGAATCTAAACATTTAGATGATGCATACTGGCAAGCAAAACTTGAACCGTTAAGAACTAATGAACCACCAATGCTTGGTGTGTGTATTAATTCTAATCATGACATTATCATTGTAAGAGCAACTGATAGAGATCAAATGAATCTGCTTGCAGATGCACACAATCTTAAAGTATTGCAATCTTACGAACCAAAAGGTTACATTTGACAAATCCACAAAGTTTAAATGACTGAACTTTGTACAGTAAACCCTTAAAATTTATCAAACATGAGCAAAATTGCTATTGTTACTGCAAATGCGCAGGGAATTATTTCCATTGATGACCATGGAAAAGCTACATTTACCCGTTATGACAAGATCTATCAACATAAGACTGTCACTAACGCTAAAGTGAAGCAAACCGCTAAAGCTGTAGAACGTGAGTCTATTCACCTAAATATGGTGCAAAGACAGATGTTCCGCAGATTGATGTATGGTTTGAAAGAGTACTCACCAGAGCAGATTGCTGCAATGAGTCCCTCTGCTTTGTCTAGAATTGTTGAAGATTTCAAGAAAGCTAAGCGTGCTATTCACATTATGAAAGCAAAACAATACTTCCGTATTGAGACTAAACTTATCAATGAAATCTTTAGACATGTAAAGATTGGTGACAAAGACTATGACTGGTTGGATCCTCTACCAAAAGAGGTTACACTAAGATCATTAGGAATTTCTACTAAAGAAGTGATAGATGAATTTATTCGTCGTAAATTGCTTCCGCGTAACTATTATGAAATAACCTTAGAATCTCCAAAGCTATGACAACAGAATCTAATTACAAAGGTCTTGACAACAAAGAAATCCTAGTGATTTATTACAAGATGAGTTCTTTTCTTGAGGAATTGAACCACAATCTTAATGAAAATCGTGTCCAAAAAGTGGTAGACACCAGATTAGGTAAAGGTGTAGCCTACATTACAATCTCTGATGAGAAAGTTGAACAGTTTAAAAACAGCGAGCAATATCAAAGCTTAGCAAGTCTTGTTAACAAGCTTAAACCTGTTGCTGAACTCATCGAAGAGTGTGATGAAACCTGTAAAACATTTGCAAATCAATTACAAAAGAAATGAAAAAGAAAGAATCAATAGAGCTGCTTGCTCGTGTCACTGATGTAATAAGATCAATAGAAGCTTTAGGTTTTGAACCTAATGATCACTTGATCTTTGGTGTTGAAGCTGACAATCTCGGTAAACCCTCATCAAAAATCTTCAAAACAAAAGCAAGTCCTTTTGTATTGATGGGTATGATTGATGTTGCAATTCGCTCACTTGAGATAGCAAAAGAAGAACTCATGGAAAAACTTGACAAGGTTGATGAGTTATCTAGACTTGTTGCTAACTTACCTAATGATTTAGGTCAAAAGATTGGTGATCTTGAAAAGCGTATGCGTAAAGCTGCTGCTGAAGAAAATACAGAAGAAATGAAAAAAATTCAAAGTGAATTAGACATTCTTTTGCAGTCTAGCAGAGGTGATATCATGGATTTCTTGAGAAAACAGCAAGATGGATTTGATGACAACAGTGATGACAAGAAACCATTTGATGGTGACATTGACATCTCTGATCTTATGGGAGGTCTTTAATATTAACCCTTTAACAAAGTGCTCTCCTCAGTGGGAGCACTTTTTATTTTTATGGCAATTTATCTATTTGGTTTAAATCCTAAAGACAAAGTTATTGTTCCTATTCCTGAAGATGCTTCACCTGAATTGTTGAAAGCAGCAGAAGAATATGAACTGAAAATAAATTCAGAAGTTCCAGGCGTTGTTATATGTTATCCTGTTAAAACATGGAGAGCTATAGGTGGATTGCTTACAATAGCAATTGAATCCAACCTAAACTTGTCAGAACCCACAATATCTTTTTCAAAAGATCAACTAGAAGAGTTGAAAGATTCTTTTGACATGAATGAAGGTTCTAAAGTATCAGCAGAAACATGTGTTCTGGTTAAAGAATTGCTTTCAGAATTAATGATATTCTTTGCATTAATTAAACATGACACTGTTTACTACAACTTAGGAGTGTGGAATAAACTTTCAGAGTTTCCTGGTGTTACAGAAGAAATGACAACAGAATTGAATAGTGTAGTTCCTTTAAATGGAATTATCTATTCACCAATTAGAATTGACAATATAGAATATGCACCTGCACATTCATGTACACTTGACGATTTAGAAGTATTTGCAAACTTCATTGAAAATTGCAACGGTTTTTTAATTCAATAACTAAAAATTTACAGAAATGATTCTTTTAAGATCTTTTATTGAGGGTACTAGCTACCAAATTCGTCCTTTAGCATCTCAACCATTTGAGAAAGACTTGACGCGCAAGCTTGAGGACACAAAGATTACATCAAACATTGCAGAATTTGCAAAGTTCCCATTGGGTACTATCTTCTATTCTCATACTATTGAGAAACCAGAAGCAGATCACATCCATATCCCTACAGGTGCTGCTATTCCTTTGTTGATGGGAGAAAATGTGTATCCACTTGTAGGCATTTCTGAAGAGAACTTGAAGACTATGGTTGACTATGTAGTTGACTATATGATTCAAGTAAACAATGAAGATTTTAACCTTGAAACTGCAAAGAAATTTGCTGAAGCAGTTGCAGGTTATGGTTACATTGTTGACTTTGACAAGAAGATGGAAATTCCTACTACAGGAACTACAGCATCTGGTTCAATGCGTGTAAGTATTGCAGCTAAGTATCCTGTTCCTAAAGTAGAAGACATTGGTTTCCAAGTCAATCCTGATCAGTGGTATTTGATGGTGCGCAATGTACTACGTGGTGAGAATACTTTGTTAATAGGCCCTACTGGTTGTGGTAAGACAGAAATCATGAAACACTTAGCACATGCTATGGAGCGTGAGTTATATATCCAAGATATGGGTACTGTACAAGATGCTTCTTCTGCATTGCAAGGTGTTCACCGTTTGAACAAAGATGGTCATTCAGCATTTGAGTTTGCACCATTTGTTGATCATATCAGAAGCGGTGGCATTGTATTGCTAGATGAGTTGAATCGTTCACCTCTTGCTGCTAACAATATCTTGTTCCCATGCTTAGATTCACGTCGTTACTTGCCAATTGACATTGCTTGTGAAGGATGTGATCGCAAGATTGCAGTTGAAAGCAATACTGTATTCTTTGCTACTGCTAACTTGGGTGCAGAATACTCTGGTACTCAAGCGATTGACAGAGCGTTGCTTGACCGTTTCTTCCCTATTGAATTGTCATATCCAAATGACAAGGATGAGGTGCGTGTTCTTATGATGCGTACAGGTGTAGATGAGAAATCTGCAACTGCAATTGTACGTGTATCTAATGAGATTCGCAAGCAATACAGAGAGCAAGAGTTGTCTAATGCTGTTTCTGTTCGCCATACTCTTCAAGCTGCTAGTTTGATTGCAGATGGTTTTGACAGATCTAAAGCATTGGAACAAACAATTCTTCCTTTGTTTGAAGATGGTATTGGTGTGACAGAACGCTCTAAAGTTTTGTCCATCATGGCTGCGTTCTAATTGTCTTTATGGGGAGGGTTATGACAACTCTCCCCTTTTTAATTTTTTAAACCCCACTTATGAGTAAGTCAACAAAAGGTAAATTTGTAAGAGACTGGTTCAACAGACGTGCAGAAGATGCATATACGTATGTTGATGAATCAAAAAGATTCTTTAACTGGGATGCTGGAAGAAAGAGTTATTCTTCTTATTTCTACAATGACAAGAATCCTGCTAAAGATGCAGGTAAGTTTTTAGGTTCCATGTTCAAAGTACTTGGCGTACCTAGTAAATTTAAAAATGAGGTTAATGCAAGGCAGGTGCTTTCGCATATGAATACTTCTGCACCTAAAATTCACATTCCTATCAAGATGTTGAAAGGTGAAGATGGAACTTATTCATCTGATCCTAAAGCAATTGATGCTTTTTACGGTGCTTGTATTCAGAATGCTGCATATGCTTCTATGCAAACTGATAGAGAGTATTCTCAATCAATGTCTCCAATGCTTAAAACAGATAAAAGAGATGTAAAATCTCTTTTGACTGCTGTATTGAATGGAGAGCGTATCAATCAGAAGATTGGTGAGAGATATCCAGGTTATCTGAAGTTTGTTCAAAAGTATAAAGATTATACATTTGATGAAAACTATCAAGAACTACCTGAAGATGCTTCTCAACAAGCAAGATTGCTAGATTTGGTTATCAAAATGCTTCGTTACCCTGCACACATTAGTTCTGAAGACATGGATGAGTTTGCAAAACCCATTGAGTCTATTGAACGTATGTTGAAACGCAGAGGTGGTATTCCTGGTACTCATGAAGAATGTGCAAGCTTTGCTCAAAGTATTGCTAAAATCATTTATGAGTATAAAGAAGAAGAACCACCACCATCTGAAGGAGGAGAAGGAGAAGGAGAAGGGGAAGGTGAGGGTGAAGACTCTTCAGGTGAAGACTCTTCAAAAGAACCTTCAAAAACTCCTATGTTTTCTGGTAAAACTGGTGTAGATCAACTAGCAGATCAAATGATGGATCAAATCTTTGAAAATCCTGAAGATTATAGTGAAGAATCATTGTCTAGTGATGATAGGGAAGCATTTGATGAGTTTGAAGATGCTACCAAAGAACCAGAAGCAAGAGGTGATTGGACGTCAATAGATGAAGGTGTTGTTGATGGAGAAAGCAAGATATATTTTGACATTGCTAGTGGCAATAAAACAAGATATGTAAAAGATCGTGAAAAGATTGATCTTGCAAAAGCACAAACTCTTGCTAGACTGTTTCAACGCAAAAGCAAAGATTATGAGTTTTCTATGAGAGGTATGCGTTCAGGTAGATTGGATACAGGTAAACTTGCAGAAGCAAAGCAGCATGTACCTACTATCTATGAGCGTATAGGTCAAGTAAAAACCAATAAGATTTGTGTTGGTGTATTGATTGATGAATCAGGTTCTATGGGTGGTGAAGAAATAGATAAAGCAAGACAAGCTGCAATATTCTTGAATGAAGTATTTAAGAAGATGCGTGATGTTGAATTGTTTATCTATGGTCACAGTGCTGACATTAGACATACTGGTTCTACAGAAATCAACGTGTACAAAGAACCTGGTAAAGTAACAGATATGTATGCTTTAGGTAGTGTTCGCGCTCGTTCAGAAAACAGAGATGGTACTGCAATACTTGCAACTGCTAAACGCATTAGACAATATACAAAAAACAACGGTATTTTGTTTGTTTTGTCTGATGGTGGTCCATGTGCTAGAGGATACCATGGTTCTTCTGCTATTGAGGATGTTCGCAAGAAAGTACTAAAAGCAGAAGCTATGGGATTTCAAGTAATTCAAATTGCTATTAATACATGTGTTCCTTCTGCTCAAATGTTTAACCATTATATCACAATGACTGATATAAAGAATCTTCCAAAAGACATGGTAGCATATATGAGTAGAAAGGTTGACACAATGATTAAAGAAAGCGTGTTTGTTTAATTGTTTATTGTTTGTATCTGTAATACCCCAGGTGTAATAGCCTGGGGTTTATTACTTTAATAACCTAAAATTATGGTTGAAAAGATTATTAGAAAATCAATGCTTATCAGACCTTCTGGTAGGTCTACTGACTACATAAGTCCTTCATTTGGATATGGGTGCTTATACAACTGCTCCTATTGCTACATGAAGCGACATAAAGCTGAAGGATTAGATGTTGCTACTAACACAGAAGAAATCCTGACTGCTATTGACCATCATTCTTGGTTTGCTGACGCAGAGAAACCTAATCAGACTCATGATTATTTAATTACATATGACATTTCCTGCAATGAGGACTTTGCATTACATGCTAAGTACCATGAGTGGCAGAAAATCTTTGAGTTCTTTAGAGATCATAATGTTGCAATGGGTTCATTTGCTACTAAGTATGTAAACCCTGAATTGCTTACATTTAATCCTAATCAAAAAGTTAGAATACGTTTTAGTCTTATGCCTCAAGCATATTCTACTATAGTTGAACCTAACACATCAAAGATTATTGATAGAGTAAGAGCAATTAATGATTTTATAGAAGCAGGTTATGATGTTCACATTAATTTTTCTCCTGTCATTGTTGCACCAGATTGGATTAAACAATATAGAATGCTTTTTGAAGGCGTAGATGCACTTGTGGATAAGAAGTATAAAGATCAAGTAAAAGCTGAAGTTATATTTTTGACACATAATGAAGACAAGCACTACTATAACTTGCAACAGAATCTACCTGGTGAAAATTTACTATGGACTCCTGAAGTACAAGAATCTAAAGTATCTCAGTATGGAGGTACCAACATTCGCTATAAACACGATGTCAAAGCAGAGTACATCAAAGAGTGGACTGCTTTGCATAATGAGGTAATACCTTGGAACACAATACGTTATATCTTTTAACTTAAAGCAAGAGTTTAGTTATGATTACATTTTTAATGAAAGGATACGTGCTTCTCTTATCTTATGACCCCTGTGATATTTTCAGATACTACAATGTAGAGTCTATGCATGGTTTATCTATGGCAGAGTGTCAAAATCACGTAAACAACACAGAACAATCATATATTGCTGGCTGGAGTAACTTTGTACCACAAGCAGATGGTGTTTATGAAAATAATGACCCTACTTATGTATTTATTAATCTTTCAAGATGTGGTACAGATATAGAAACATTTGGATTAATAATGCATGAACTAATGCATCAGTCATTTAATATGCACACTGATGAAGAAGAAATTATTACATGGGCTGAAGAAGAAAGTTATAAAGTATATGAGTTAGTAAAACCATTGCTTGACAAATCACAAAAAAAGTAAAATAAAGAAGATGACAAAAGATGAATTAGACAAGATTAAAATTCTTAATCTGCTAATGTGGTTACAAGCATGTGTATATGCGTCCGATGAATGTGAAAGCATTGGTTGGTTTTACAATAGACAAACTAAACAGTTATTAAAAAGACTGATTGATGTAATTCAAAAAGAACATGGTCCTGTAATTAATACATTATGGGATACTGAAGGTGTGACAATGCCTAATATCACACAACATCTTGATGAGTTTACTAAAGAAATGGCAAGTACAGGTTACTGGATGTTACCTGATATTATTCAACTTATTAAAACAGTAAGAAATGAAGAGTCGCAAAAAGAAATTGATTCCTCAACCGAAGATTCTATTTGATGATGATGGTAACATCACACAAGATGCTTTGCAGTATATTAGAAACTGGAGTACCTACAAAGAAGATGATCAAGTTATTAAAGGTGAATTTCTTGAACCAACAAAAGAAAGTATTAATGCTTTACTAAATTATGTAAAGAAAATATGGACTTATGCTGATTGGGGATTTATATTCTTACCTGGTGATACAACATTATCTTTACACACTGGTGGTAATTACAATAATGAATTGATAATGAGATATTTAAAAGAAACTTGGTTTCATGTATCTTATTGGCAAATGTCTAAAAGAGGAGGACACTATTATTATGAATGGCAAATCAATTAATCATGAAGAACATTTTAAACATGCACTTCAAGGACCACACGAATATGGTATAACCATGTTCAATGACAAAACTATAGTCTATAAGGTAGAACAAGATAAAATTGTTTTACATCTAGAGTATCAACCAACCATTCAAGAAATGGTATCTCCAGAGTTTTACAACAATCACATTAAATTTATTTTATGAAAAACGCTTGGTTCCAATCAGGTAGCAACTTCTCTATTGATGAAGTCACCTCACAACTTGACAAATTACCTGTTGCTATATACAAACTTCAGTATAATGAGTTAGTAGGTAAATTTTATCTAACTCGTATTTCTGAGAAGTTTGAGTTTTCTTATAAACTTTATAATATAGAGACTGATTTTGTCACTCGTGTGAAGAAGACTTGGGATAACACTGATGGTAACATGGGTATTTTGCTCAATGGTATCAAGGGTACTGGTAAAACAGTTACTGCAGAATTGATTTGTAACAATATGAATCAACCTGTCATCATTATCCCTACTCCTTACAAAGGATTGACTAACTTCTTGAATGAGTTGCAGCAAGACTGCACCATTTTCATTGATGAGTATGACAAAATCTTTGACAAGTACAGCAACTCATTACTTACTGTTATGGATGGTGTGCTAAAGACAAATTCACGCTTGTTGTTCTTGCTTACTTCCAACAATCAATGGTTAGAACAGAACATGACGCAGCGTCCTAGTCGTATACGTTATATCAAGCAATATGGTGATCTTCCTTTAGAGACTATTATTGAGGTTGTAGATGACATGTTGATTCACAAACACCACCGTAAAGATACCATTGCTATGATTGCAACTTTACCTATCATTACTATGGACTTGGTAAAAAGTGTAATTCAGGAGGTAAATATCCATGATGAAAATCCTGAAACATTTAGAAGTTACTTTAATGTAAATGGCGAAGATGAACGTAAAGAGTACAATGTCTATTACATTAATGCAGAAGGTGAAAAAGTATTACATACACCTAAAGCTGTAATCAATCTTAGAGGAATTAAACCTGGTATTGAAGGTCATGACTTTAGAATTGAAAGTGGTAGACCTACAGATGGTCATCAATCAGGATATCAAGGTGAAGTTGCTCAAGTAGTTGGTGAAAATCAGTTTATTGTAGAAGTACGCGTTGAAGAGACAGTTCATCAACATGAATCTATTGTACAACAGCTATTAGATGAGGCTGATGATGTTCAACCTTCTCAAGAACGTATTGAATATTATACAGATCGCATGTTTATCCTTGAACCAATTACAAAACAACATTCAATGTTTAATGCTTATGCCTTCTAAAGAAAGACAAATTGTGTATAACTCCGTACTCTGTTTAGGGTGCGGAGAAATACTTGTCTCCCATCACCGTCATGACTATAAAACTTGCGGTTGTGATAACAAATCAATGGTGGATGGAGGAACATCATATCTAAGATATGGTGGAGTTGATATGACAAAAGTAGTAAGTACTCCTGTGTACTTAGATGAACCTTTTGAAAAGGTTAGACACCATGCCACTAGAGGTACACGTGGTAAAGACGGTACTGAACCATTGCAATGGAAAACTATTGCAGAATTGACAAATGATCATCTTCAAGCTATACTAGATTATGGAGGTGCTGAATGGCATCTACAACTAATTAAGCAAGAGATAGAGTTTAGAAAATTACATAACATTTTAATTTCAGAGTAATGAGAATTTCAGATAAAAAGTCAATTGACAATTACAGAAAGTTTATTAAAAACTTTTATGAGTTAACTAAAAACAACGCTAAAGCAGTTGGTGCAATTAACTTATGTCGTGAACACAATGTATCATCAATGGTAATGATGTTCTTGTATAAACACGGATCCATTAAAAAAGTAGATGGTAACAAGTATATTTGGATTGGTGATGCACCAACAGATAGAATGTGTGACAAGATTAGAAAATCAACTTGTAACTATCATGGTATGATGGCAAAAAAGCGCAATTTAGAAAAGATTGAAATTGCAAAAAATCTTGCACCTGAAACTCAGGTTACTCCTATTGTTGCGAGGACAAGAGCAAAGAAGAAAAGTTTTTCTTTGTTTTGGGGATTAATCAAGTTTAACTATTGATTTCTAGTATCATGAGTGAAACAAGAATACCCTTTAATTATGACAAATATGCTGCTGAGCCTGATAACTGGTTATTATTTACAGCAGATAATGACCAAGTAGTATTTATAATAGAAACTACAGAATCAGATGTAGATTACCCTCTTAAAGGTATTATGAAATCACCAGAAGGTCGTGCTGAAGAAGCCACCTGGACTAAAAAAGGATACTATGTCATAGATGATACTGAAAGTCTTCAAAATATAACGCACATGATTGCTGTCCATAAAGTAAAACCTGTGGAAACAGTAAAAGTTACTAGCTCTCTGACACCAAAGTTGCGTAACATTTATTACAGCAGTCTCACTAACTCTGTGGTCATGGGTGCTAAGACTCATGAAACCTGGATAGAAGCAATGGAATATGCTAACCAGACATGCTTCCACCAAAAGAATTTAGAGCATCTATGCGTTTTCAGTCTGGAAGAACACCCTCAGATCAAAGAGATTCTGATTGCTAAAGGTTTAGTAGAAGTTGTTGTAGATCTTGAACTTGAAGAAATAGAAGCATGAGTCACCCTTTACACCACAGTATTAGTTCTGTCAAAAAATTTGGTGGAACTATTGATGACTATTTACCAATTCATAATTGGTTTGATGAGACAAAAGCTCATTACCCTGACATGCGTCACCGCGCATTAAGACACCACTCAGAAGGAATCTTCTGGATGGAACAACAGTTTGGTGTGTATATCACCAACTCAGATGGCAAAATGATCCCTACGCGTGCAGTAGGTGAACAACATGTCCTAGAGGACATCGGGTTTATACCCACAATTAAAGACTATTTAGACTGCATGGAAACTAAAGGATGGATGTACAAACCTGGAGAAGGTAGAAAAGTCCTTAAAGAAATTGCAGAAGAGAAATTAGATTATGTTAAACCTTTAAAAGTAGAATTACCATGAGTAATCAAGAAGAAAAACAATTTACCATTCAAGAACTTATTGACTGGTGTGATAAAATGTCTGCGGAAGGCAAAAATCCTATCCTTAAATGGGAAGGTGGTGGTGACTCAGGTTGGGTTCACATGGAAGATGAAGATGGACACGCTATAGATTGTCCTGAAGCAGAGTGGTTAATTAATGAAATGTATGACACATTAGATTATGGATCATGGGCAGGTGAATTTTCAGCAAATGGAGAAGCAGCATACAATACAAAAACAAAAATGTTTGAAGGAACAGATTATTATTCTGAAGAAAACAGAGATACCTGCAATTCAGATGTTGTCATTACTATTCCAGCGAATATACCTTTTAACCGTTTAGTAATTGAAACATCAGACTATGATTCATTAAACGTAGGTGTATCACTAGAAGTTGATAATTTGTTTACCCATCCTGAAACACATAGCATTGAAGAGAAAATAGCAGAGGATATTAAAAATCCAATTGAAACAACTATTAATGACTATGTTAGAGAAGAGGGTTTAGAATTTTCTTCATATTATGACAATTATAGCATTGACGCTAGTGAATTTAAAAAAGTAGGTAATAATCTAGTTTATACAATGAAAGAATTAGGTTTTTCTTGTCACTTATCAAACCCTAAAGACGTAGAAATTGATCTTAAACAACTATTAGAAGATGAAAATTAATTATAAAGACATTAGTTACACCATCAATCGTGTTCCTAACTTTTCTTTTGATTCAGCAATGATGATTTGGAAAACAAAGTATTCTGATCACAAAGAGTTTAAAAAAGAAATAGCAACAGAGTATCCTCATTTGAGCGATAGTCCTGATTTTGTAAATTTCTTAGACTTTATAAAAGAAGAGTGGGACAATTATGACAAATTAAAAGTAACCGACGCATTTAGTGTAGAAAACATTGAACAACGTCGTACTTTGTTTAACATCATTGGTGTGGAAAACATCATGAAAGGTGTTGATCCTGAGTTAATTGACAAAAAAGCTATTACACGTAACAATCTTGTGTTTGATTATGATGGTAATAGTAAAACTGAAACTTTTGAAGATACATATACGCTGTACAAGATAGAAACTAGTAAATTGTTTGATGTATCAAAACTACCATCATGGAGAAGAACTAATGATATCTTTGTAGTAAAGTGTAAAGATTCTTCAACTGAACGTGAGTACTGGATTTATGTAACTAATGAAGCAGCACAAAATAATGATGCTTTAGAAGCAATTGCATGGACATACTCACTAAAGAATGAATTATATACTGAAGAGATATATCGTCAAGGTGAAGTGATTATTTCCAAACATGGTAAAGGTAAAGCAGAAAGTCAAGGTTGGAGACCTAATTACCACATGTCAAAAGAAGATTATTTAACTAAGATTAAAGCACAAAGCTAATGAAAAAAGTATATGAAAACAAAGACAGTAAACTTACACTGTCTATTGGCAAAACAGGTAATGGTCATATTCTTACCAGCATGAATGGTAAAGAATGCATTCATTGGACTGAAACTGAAGTTCGTGGATTTAACAGCATTGAGTTTAAACTTGATAGTAAGTGTATTCTTGTTCATCCAGAACATGCACCTATTGTGTTAGAACCAGGGGTATATACCCGTACAATTCAGTTAGAATTTAACCCATTTGACAATACTGTTGGTTATATATTTGACTAACAATCAACATGTTACGCAAGAGTGTTCAGAAAGTGGACACTCTTGTTGTTTCATGTTTAAACTTTTTGTAATATTGTAATCAGAAAACCAAATGACTAAATTAAAAACAGCGTTATATCTAGATGATATACGTACTCCAATCATTACCCTTGATGGGCATGAACCTTTTGTAGTAGTAAGAAACTACCAAGAATTTGTTGACTATATTCAAGAAAACGATGTTCCTGATTTTATCACGTTTGATCATGATTTAGGTTTAGAACATATGAAGGATTTCTACAAGAATCAACACAACGGTATTGATATTATTGAATATGAAACATTCAAAGAAAAAACAGGATTAGACTGTGTAAAATGGTTGTGTGATTATTTGTTTGAAAAGCATGAAGAAACTCAAAAACCTATTGTATTCCCTATCGTTAGGATTCATAGTGCTAACCCTGTGGGTTGCAGCAATATGTATCACTATATCAATAACTTTGCTAAAGTGGTTGATAGTCCTTTGGATATTGATCTAAAGGTTACTCCATTTAAAATGGAGACTCAAGTAGAAAATTAAGTTCTTTGACATATATTCTTTCATTTACAATAGTATCAAACGAATCTCCGCGTGTGCTGACACAGAGATCAGATGTGAGGGAGCGGTTCCCACAGTTCAATGTATTTGCTTATTAGTACCAGTGAATCTGCGAATCCTAAGTAAGTGCCTTCCCAGCCGCAGGGTAGAACAAGCAGGAGATTGATCTGAGAAAACGTAATATGAAAGATGAGATTAAGGAGTGAGTTAAAAGACCAACAAGAGGAAAATGATCACCCAGATGGTACCGAGAGGTTTATCCGCAGTACTCTTAACGCGATTGCAACAATATCTCCTCAGGTTTATACATGGATGACAACAATAGTCTGAGCTATCTTCAAGCGGGTGTGATTAACCCGTGGCTCCACGTGAATACTAAATTACAGAGATCACAGACTAGAACAAAGTGCACTGCTTGAAGGGCAGTTTACCCTACTGATTAACAAACACTAAGTTCCGTTGTCACCCATGTACAGGATTGTACCCAGAACGCTACCCATAAGATCAGCGCACCAGTCTGGAGTCCCTTGCAGGTGTGATATCCACTATTGCAAGTAGCTGTGTTAGGTAGGAGACTACGCTATCACACAACACCAAGCTAAAGTCGGGTGTAACATAGTCAGGTGGCAAAATTGGTAGCCATACAAACTCTGAGGGGTAATTTACTTTGAGTCCCTGAATACAGGTTCGAATCCTGTCCTGACTACAAAATTATATGTAATGTTTTATAACCCTAAAGACAGACAAAAATGAGTAACAAAAAACAAAGTAGTGTTGAGTGGTTCGCATCCGTAACAGCACAACTCGGGTACGTGTCAATGGAGATACTAGAGCAAGCCAAAGCAATGCACCGAAAGGAGATTGAAGATGCTTATGTAGAATGTTACATGAATCATGTTGGCAATGGAGAAAGTATATTAAGAGAAGCAAATAGTTACTATAAAAATACATACGGAGGTAGCAAATGACACGATTATCAGAATTTATAAGAATATCTAAATATAGATGGGTTGAATTTTGGAACTACACTATATGTGGTATAAAGTTCTACAGAAACTATAGTAGATTTTATTGGAATAACAAAGAATCAAAACAACATAAGAAATGACACCAAAAGAAAAAGCAGAAGAGTTATTTGATAAAATGATGTACCATATAATGTACAACTGCCAACCAACATTATCAGATATGGTTGCCAAACAATGCGCTTTAATAGCAGTTGATGAGATATTATGGGAAATAATAAAGTATGCAGATAATTCAAGAGAGTATGTAGTTGAAAATTCTCTCTATTGGCAAGAAGTGAAACAAGAAATAGAAAAGTTAGGAGGTCAAGATGAATGAGATAACTGTATTTGTAAACCGTCTTAAGAAGATTGGTATAACCATAGAACTTATGGGTAATGTACCATGGATATATCTACATACCGTTAATGGTAACAGAATATCCCCAGAGGACTACAATGCTAACCACGGATATAACTTTGCTTGGTATCCTGTAAGGAATGGTGAAGAACCTCATCTTGATTGGTCAGCAATTAAAAGGACATTTGAAGTAATAAGAAAGTATAAATGAAAAACACAGTAGAACTAATAGGTGTATATGGTAATGACCAGGTACATGCGCAGTCAGCGTGGACAAGTACAAATAGAGACTTGACAGAAGAAAAAGTAAATAGGATACCTAAGTTATTAGATATGCTTGCATCAGAAGGACATCACACTCCTTTTGAGAAAAGTAGTCTGCACTTCTTGGTAACTGTAGATCAAGCTACACATATTCATTTATTAAAACACCGTATTGGAGTTAGTATAAATGGTGAGTCAGCTAGGTATAAAGAGTTGAAAGAAGATAAAATGTACATGCCTAAAGATTGGTATGAACATCCAACAACAAATAAATGGTATCATAGATTACAGACATGGACTGAAGAATCTAATAAAATGTATCATGATTGTTTAGAAGATCTTACTCCTGTACTAGGACGTAAGCGTGCTAAAGAATCAGCAAGGTTCTTTAAGACATTCAACTCTCAGATTACTATGGATGTTATGTTTAACTGGAGAAGCTTTGCACACTTTCAACAACTACGCAACAGTGAGCATGCTCAAGTTGAAGTTAGAGAGTTAGCACAACTGATGCTAGATCTAGTTAAGAACATAGAAGGTAATCCTTTTGAACACACTATTAATGCTTTTAAATTATGAGATATGTAAAAGGTAAAATTAAAAAGACAAGTGACAATGAGTGGATTTTTGTTTACAAAGTAAAATCTACCACCGCAGATAGAGAACTGCGTAGAGTAAAGTATGCTAGTTTAACTCCTACAGATTTGGAAGTTGTACAATATCATGCTGAAGATCTAAAAGCCTCACACAAAATGGAATATACAGGTGAGGAAATAAAAGCTGAAATCATTGAGATGTGGAGTAATCCTGACGGTAAGTATTCTAAAATTAGACCCGCAGAAAGTTACTTACCCTTCTCAGAAAAAAAGATGTTTGCAAAATTAATTTACAAAGAAGAAAAAGATGAAAGTGAAGATTAAAAAACTGCACCTTGATGCAGTAGTACCAACGTATGCTAAAAAAGGTGACGCTGGTTTAGATTTAACAGCTATTTCTAAAAGAGTAGAGACAGGTAATGACCTTGAAGGTGAGTACATTGAGTACGGTACAGGACTAGCAATTGAAATTCCTGAAGGATATGTTGGATTAATATTCCCACGTTCTTCAGTAAGTAAAAAAGATTTGTTCTTAGCAAATGCTGTTGGTGTAATTGATTCTGGTTACAGAGGAGAAATAAAACTTCGCTATAAGTTAGAACAACAATTTGATGCTTTGATAAACTGGGAGCATCCTACTCGCATGATGTCTAACTTCATAGAATACGTGATAGATGATAAGCAATATTACGCCAACATCTACGCTGTAGGTGAGAAGGTAGGTCAATTAATCATCATGCCTTATCCTAGTATAGAATTAGTAGAGGTGAGCGAACTTGCTTCTTCAGATCGTAGTGAAGGTGGATTTGGTTCAACTGGAAAGTGATGAAAGCAGGAATTAGTTTTAACACAACACGCTTTGGGGTTTGTCTCTACATCAAGAGGCAACCCCTTAGAGAGCGTTACCGCTATAAGGTGTTATTACATCTTTTAGTTCTTGAAGTAATGTTTAAATTCAATACACCATGGAAATAAATGCTAACAGTGGACAAGTTGAGATTATAGATTCATTTGGAAGAGTATATCTTTATACACATAGTCATGGTAAAACATTAGTAAGTGATGTATATGAAGCATTAAATACCCGCAAAAGATGGGATGATGCTGATTATCTTGCTAAAATTGTTTTCTGTCACATGCTTCCTGTTGAATGCTGGAAAGATGACAAAGGGTTTGGAATTGGTACGCAGTTGTATGTAGATGTAGATATGCTTATTAGCTTAGATACTCAGGATCAGACAATTACAATTACTAGTTCTTCTGACAAAGGTTTTTACTATAAGTCTACGTTTAGCAGCTTTTTAAGTAGTTACGCCTCATCTGCTGATTTTACATAGCAATATAGTGTTGCATATTTTCAAAGGAATTAGGATATGATTCAAAAACACTTACATTAGTGTAAAGTTTAAAAGATGTTATTTCAACTCCCCAACGGTAAGTGTGTAGAAATATCAACAGATCAGTATCTTTCAATGTCTGATGAGGAATTGAACGCCCTAATGAAAAGCATGTTAGCATTTAACGCTGGAGAAGAAGTATCAGATCCATTTGCTATTAGTGTTCTTAAGTTTGGTGACGCTTCAATGGATGAATGGGAAGAGATAGATGATTTTGAAGAGATTCCTATTGAAGACCTTACAGACATAGAAGAAGCTGCAAAGCTTACAGATCCTGACTACATAGATTTTGATAATATTGAGGAATAACGCTTAATATGTTGTATTTTTACAAAGTATTATGCAAGCAAAACCCAAACAGTGTGCAGGATGTGAAGAACTAAAACCTATATGGAAAAACCATTTAGGTAAAAAGTACTGCAAAGATTGCTGGTACAGAGCAGAAGTTCCTAAAACACCATCTAGCAAGAAACCACTTAAACCTGTTTCTGACAAAAAAGATGTACTAGATGTACTCTATTCTAAACTCCGTAAAGAGTTTCTAAACAAACCTGAAAATGCAACTTGTTTTGCAAAACTACCTTGTTGCCAAGGTGGATTTAAAGAAGAACTTACCGTCCACCATACTAAAGGAAGAGGCAGGTATTATCTTGACACAAAAACCTGGATAGCTTTATGTATGTCATGCCATCAGTGGGTAGAGACTCATCATGAAGAAGCCAAAGAAATGAATTTATCACAACATAGAATTTAATGACCATGAAAAAATTTGTAGGATACTACATTATTGGTGCAGTCACAAAAGAGGACGCACAACATGAAAAAGGACTATTGCTTTGGAGTCAAACTAAACCAAACGCTTTAAGAAGAATTTTAAATGAGTTCTTACTAGGTATTTATTGGGTTGACAAAGAAAGATTTGATAGTAAACAAGAAAAGACAGAACAAAACCCAGATGTTGTACTTAACAAAGTACGTTGGGCAAAACAACCTTCTGCACCAAAACCTAGCAGAGGTACAAAAAGAAAAGAATGATTGAACATGAATTATCCAAAAGAGAGATAATTCAGCAAGAAGCTTTAAAAGCTTGTAAAGATTTATACAGAGCAAGTCTAGGTATTAGTATGGGTGTTGGTAAGACTTATATAGGTCTTCAACACATGGATGCTTTATACAAACAACATAAGGATAAAGGTCTACCTATTAACTTTTTAGTTGTTGCTCCTAAGAAATCAATCTTCAGCACTTGGAAAGAAGATGCTGCAAAGTTTGGACTCAGTCATTTGATTGATCACATAAACTTTGTAACGTATATTTCTTTGCCCAAACAGGGTAGAGATTATGATTGCATTTATCTTGACGAGTGTCACAGCTTGCTGAATTCACATGACTATTATTTAGCTACCTATACTGGTAGAATTTTAGGATTAACAGGTACACCTCCACGTTACAAAAACTCTGAGAAGGGTGAAATGATGGCAAAGTACTGTCCAATAGTTTATACATACATCACTGACGATGCTGTAGAAGACAAAATCCTTAATGACTATAGTGTAATTATTCACCAGGTTGAACTAAACACTGCTAAAACCTACAAGGTAGATCTAAAGAATGGACGTCACTTTATGACAAGTGAACTAGAGCATTATAGATACTGGACAAATCGCATTGATAGTACTGAAAATATGAAGCAAAAGCAAATTTTCAGAATCATGCGTATGAAAGCTATGATGGAATACAAGTCTAAAGAAAACTATGCTAAAGATCTTTTAGCAATGATTGATGACAAGTGTATTATATTCTGTAATACTACTGAACAAGCAGATAGACTTTGTAAAAATAGCTACCATAGCAAATCTCCAGACAGTGAGTTAGACCTTGAAGGATTTCAACGCGGAGCAATATCAAAGTTAAGTTGTGTATTACAACTCAATGAGGGTATTAATATTCCAAATTTGAAGCAAGGTATAATCATGCATGCTTACTCTAATGAGCGTAAAAGTCAACAGCGTATTGGTAGATTGTTACGTTTAAACCCTGATGAAAAATCTGTAGTCCATATACTTATGTATAAAGGAACTGTAGATGAACAGTGGGTACAAGAAGCATTAAAAGATTTAGATCAAAGTAAAATATTTTACATGTAATGCACGGAGTAACTATAATTTACAAGAAACAAGAAGGTCAGCTAATCCCCGCTAATTCAGTAGAAGCGGGAAAGCTGAAACTTTTCAAAATGGCACTATTAGAAGGTGATGAAGTAGAGGTTCATTTAACTAAAATTGAAGCTGCTACAAAAACCTTAGGTCAGTTGGCAAAAATACATGCTTGTATTAAAGATCTAGCAAGTTTTTTAGGTTATACACCTGAAGAACTAAAGCTGGTTATTAAAGAAAAAGCAGGTCTTTACAAACTCAATGGTAAAGAAAAAGAATTTAAAAGTTTTGCAGAGTGTACAAAAGATGAATTATCAGATGCAATCCAGATTTGTATTCAAGTAGGTAATGAAGTTGGTTACTATATGTAACCTACTACTCATTAACAATCTTATTAAATTCTTCTTCACTAACAGACTGTGTATGTCCCAGTTCTCTTGCCTTAGTTTCAAATTCTTTACAAAAAATCAATAAAGTTTGATAGTGATTGACCCATTCAGATGTGATGTTTTGAGATTCAATTTGTGATAATGCACTTTTGATATCTTCTTCAGATTTATCTTGCGTCATAAACACAGTAGCTTCTTGAATTTTTTTGTAATAACCTGTTCCTACAGCAATATCAATTACTGTATCAGGTTTAATGATTTCAAAAGAAGGCATTCCATCCATTGAAGGATCTTTTTCTGGTTCTTCCATAATTTTTAATTTGTACAAATATAATGAGTGAAAGCAAAAAAATCACTGTCAACCACGAAGAAGTTGCAGAAAAATTAATTGAAATGTTAAAACCATCAGGTTGGCATAATCTTCTAAAAGGGTTTTTATACTCTGAAGATTTCAAGAATATCCTGATTAAACTAAATGAATGTGTTGATGAAGGTCAACGATTTACACCACCACTAAAGCAAGTGTTTAGAGCATTTGTTGAATGTCCATTGTCAGACTTAAGTGTTGTAATGGTTGGTCAAGACCCTTATCCACAAATGGGAGTTGCTGACGGTGTTGCATTTTCTTGTAGTAATACAGGAAAACAAGAAGCATCTATGCGTTATATCTTTAATGCTATAGGTGACACTGTATATAAAGGTAAGGTTGATCCAAAGAAAATGGATACTGACTTAGCAAGATGGTCTAAACAAGGAGTGCTTATGCTAAACACTGCTTTGACCACAGAAATTGGTAAGGTTGGTAAACATTATGACATTTGGAAACCGTTTATTAATTATCTATTTGACATGTTGAACACTCATGAATCTACCATTTGGGTATTCATGGGTAAGAAAGCTGAAGACCTATCAGATTTGATAGATTCAAGCAAACATCATCATTTATTTTGTTCTCATCCTGCTTCTGCAGCATATCAAAAAGAGAGTAAATGGAACTGCAATGATGTTTTCAACAAGGTAAATGAGACGTTAGAGACTCAAAATAAACCAACTATAATTTGGTGATTTTAGTTATTAACATCCATTGAAATTGAAAATAATAATCGTATCTTAGCAGACCCATCCCATTTTTATGACAGCCACATCAACCACTCCAAAAGTAGCTTGGAAGAAGTATACTACCATCATGCAAGAAGGCATGCAGTATATCAATTCCAGACACAAAGGAGAGATTAAATCACTGCGTACTCAATGGAATGGTTTCAATTCAATAGGTTTAAATGGTATAGAATGGCAATCACTTTATGTAATTGCTGCTAGACCAGGTGTTGGTAAAACGCTGATCGCATCTTCACTGACTAGAGAGTTGCAACTTTTAAACCCTGAACAAGATTTTGCAGTACTGCATTTTCAGTTTGAAATGCTTGGTAGAAATCTCGCATTGAGAGAATTATCAAGTGCTAACAAACTGAACATCAGATACTTACAAAGTTCAGGAGATGATGGAATGCCTCCTATA